GCGAACACTGCTACAGTTAACCCAATTAACTTCAGCACAGCCGCTGCTACACTTTTGTCCACCCGCCAGCTTGGCGCTCTTGAGTGGGACAACACGCAGCTCTACATCACGTCATCGAACCAGTTCGCGCTGCTTAATCGCAACCCGATTGCGACCGCAACAGTGCTTATCAACGCGCAGACTGGCACGACGTTTACGCCTGCGCTGGCTGACGCTGGCAAGCTGGTCACAGCAAGCAACGCCTCGCCAATCTCACTGACGATCCCTACAGATGCAACCGTGGACTTCCCTGTTGGCACGCAGATCCTTGTGATGCAGCTTGGCGCGGGTCAAGTGACGGTGAGTGCAGTGACGCCGGGGACTACGACTGTAAGCAGCAAGAACGGCACGAAGACTTCTGGACAATATGCAGTCATTTCGCTAATCAAAGTGGCCGCAAATCAGTGGGTCGTTGGTGGCGATGCAACAACGTAATTTATGTTCTCTTCTATGTTATCCTTACTAGGCAGTCTCAGGCGCGGAAACTTTGTCACGAACTCACTTCGGTTTCGGTCAAGTGCGTCTGCTAACTTAACCAGAACTCCTAGTGTTGACGGTGCAAGGAATATTTGGACATTTAGTTGTTGGATAAAGCGTGGAGCAATGGGCACAGTTCAAATTATTCTTGATGCAAGAGATTTTGCCAATTCAACAAATAGTTTTCCATACGGACGAATTGCTTTTCTTGCAGACGATACATTGCAATACCAAGAAAGCTACAACGGCAATGAGGTAGGATTAAGAGTAACATCGCAAGTTTTTCGTGATCCTTCCGCATGGTATCATATTGTTGTTGCCTTAAATACAACACTGCCAACAGTTTCAGATAGAGTTAAATTATACGTTAACGGAAGTCAAATAACAAATTTTTCTTTATCAAAAGATCTAAGTGGCTATTCAAGTATAATTACATCAAATAAACGGCATTGCCTTGCAGGAAATATAACGGCAACTTCTGGAGTAATAGGAAATACAGTTGACGGCTACCTTACTGAAGTTTATCTGATCGACGGACAAGCACTGACGCCATCTTCCTTTGGCCAGATCGAGTCCACCACAGGCGTGTGGTCGCCCAAGCAGTACGTTGGCACCTACGGCACAAATGGGTTCTACCTTAAGTTTTCGGATGCCAATGCTGCGACGGCTGCTGCGATTGGCAAGGATAGCTCAGGGAATGGCAACAACTGGACGCCAAGCGGCATCAGCGTGACGCCGGGCGTGACGTACGACAGCATGCTGGATGTCCCGGTGAACTACAGTGACAACGGGAACGGCAGGGGGAATTATGCGGTGCTGAATCCGTTGGACCAAGTTACGACAGCGACACTAGCTGCTGCAAACCTTCAGACCACATCTACCGCTGCACAAAATATTATTGGCAGCATGTCAATGGACAGTGGTAGTTGGTATTGGGAAATTGCTTATAGCGCAGCAACCGCATCTCAACTTATTGGTGTTTACAAAACTGCTGCAACAACTGCTTCAATCACTCCAACAATTAATGCAATTGGATTGAAATTTAATGCAGACACTGGGGCGTTAGATTATACCGTTGATGGATCAACCTATACATCTATTGCTACTGGACTGACTGGTGGTGGATATTTTCCATATGCTGGATCTTTAACAAACGCAAAAATTATATACGCCAACTTTGGCCAACGCCCATTCGCATACACGCCTCCAGCCGGCTTCCGCGCACTGAATACAAACAATTTGCCGACACCGTCGATTGTCAATGGCGCGAACTTCATGGCGGCAACGGCCTACACGGGCAACGCAACTGCACGGTCCCTGTCGAATGTGGTGAATGGCGTGTCGTTCCAGCCGGATCTGGTGTGGATTAAGTCACGGACACCGGGCGCTACGAGCCATGCGCTGTTTGACTCTGTGCGGGGAACTACAAAGTATCTCTCGTCTAACACGACCACGGGCGAAACTACGCTTTCACAAAGCTTGACGGCCTTTGGCGCTGATGGGTTCAGCCTTGGCACGGATACGACGCTGGTCAACGCAAATGCAAACTCATACATTGCTTGGCAGTGGAAAGAGAGTGTTGCGGCTGGATTGGACATTGTGAACTACACGGGAACTGGCGTTGCTCGCACTGTGGCTCACAATCTTGGCGTGGCTCCAGCGATGATTATTGTAAAAAATATGTCTACTGGAGTAGACAACTGGTCCATCTACCATGCGGCTACTGGCGCTACCAATGTTTTGATATTTACCACTGCTGCTGCCGCTTCATCGTCTATTACATGGAATAACACGGCACCAACTTCATCTAATTTTGCCGTTGGCACAAATTCGGCAACCAATGGTAGTGGCAATAGTCTTGTCGCCTACTGCTTTGCTGAGATCGCAGGCTTCTCCCGCTTTGGCAGTTACACGGGGAATGGCAGCGCCGACGGGCCGTTTGTGTTCTGTGGGTTTAGGCCGAAATGGGTGATGGTTAAGCGAACGGACGTTGCTGGTGACTGGCGTGTTTGGGACTCTGCAAGAGATACTTATAACGCTGCACCAAACGTGTTGTTTTCTAACCTATCAAACGTAGAGGCATCTTCAGCGGCATCGCCAATTGATGTGTTGTCTAATGGATTTAAATTGCGCGGAACAGGCGGCGATCCAAACACCACAGGTGGAACTTACATCTTCGCAGCCTTTGCAGAAGTACCTAGCAAGTACGCTTTAGCCCGATAACCTTATGCCAAGAAAATCCGTATCACTAGCAGTGGGTCGCGGCGAGAAGCTGCCCGTGTCTAAAGGTGCAGGCCTGACAGCAAAAGGACGAGCCAAGTACAATCGAGCTACTGGCAGCAACCTGAAGGCTCCCGCACCCAACCCAAAGACCAAGGCTGACGCTGGCCGCAAGAAGTCGTTCTGCGCTCGTATGGCAGGTGTAGTCGCCAAGGCCAAAGGCCCGGCAGAACGGGCGCGGGCAAGCATGCGGAGATGGAAGTGCTAACTTTATGAAACGAGGACTTTATTCCAACATTCACGCCAAGCGCGAGCGGATCGCCGCTGGCAGCAAGGAGAGAATGCGCAGGCCGGGCACCAAGGGTGCGCCAACTGCAAAGGCATTTAGACAATCAGCCAAGACAGCAAAGAAGAAGTAACTTATGAAGTACCTACTCGAACGACTTAAAGAGCCATCCACTTGGCGCGGGCTATTTGCTGTGCTTACAGCGATTGGTTTAAAGCTGCACCCAGAAATGCAAGAGGCTATCCTGACCACAGGACTTGCTCTTATTGGCATGATCAACGTCTTCCGAAAGGAATCAAATGATACCAAACCTGCTGCAAATTCTACGCCTGTGGTTGGAGATCAAGGCTAAACGAGCTTCTTGGGAACTTGAGCGGGACATAGCCAAATATTGCGATGAGATCGAAACTCAAATCCTTGAGGCTAGGGCCAGTGGCCGCGATGCTCTGGCTGACAGGCTGCGCCATCAATTCACCCGCTCCAGCAAGATACTTGTATCCACCCAGCAAGGAGATACTTGAACTTCAAGCGGGGCAAACGTATACTGCGCCAACGGCACAGAAATGGCATTCAGATGCGCGATACCAGCGTCTTGAGCTGGATCTACTGAATGCAGTGTCTGTCGCCAAGCAGGCGCAACATCGATGAACTTAAAGGATGCTGGTATTGATATTGGTCTTGCTGTTGCTGGCCTCTTCGGAGCGATTTTAATGTCCTCCAAGCAGGCGGGGCAAAACCTTCCTCGTACCATCACATCTCTTATCGGAGGAGCTGCTAGTGCAAACTATGTGACTCCTTTGCTTCTTAAAGTTGCCCATTTAGATAGTGAGCCTCAGTACGGGTTTGCCGCAGGCTTTCTTCTTGGGTTTTGCGGTCTAAGAGCCGTGGAGACGTTAAGTGAGAAGTTGATTCCCAAAAATGAACCTCAGCCCTCTAGTCCTGCTAAACGCCCTCGCAAATAGCATCCTTGCTATCTCTGCGATACATCTTTGGCTCAAAATATTTGGGCATGAGGACAGTGCTATTTACAAGCACCCATATGCCGCCCATCTTTGCAAGCTTGCAACTACGGTGACCATCTGCGGGAGCGTGGCCAACATTTTTGCACATCAAGAGCCTCCAGTTACCGAGTTCGTGCTTAACATCGGAGTTGCTTGCAACTATGTTTGGTTAAGTTGGTTCTCGACAATTTCCGATCCCATAAAGCCAGTTAAACCTAAACCATCAACCCCTAAATCGAATGGAAAGCCCAAGCGAAATGTTCGACGACCTTAAGGAAGCTGCTTCTGTTCTGGGGATCAATGTTGCCGCAATTGCGATCTCGCTGTCAGAAGTGGAGCAGGTAATTCGCGTTGTAAGTGGCGTTCTTGCAATTGTTTACACAACAGCAAAGTTGTACAAGACACTATGGAAATGAATCTATCCGAAAAGGGACTCAAGTTTATTGTAGAGCAGGAGACTGGCGGAAAGGCATACTATGAGAAGTTTCTTAAAAAACCAACATGGCCCGGAGTTGAGTCAGGGGTCACTATTGGCGTTGGTTGGGATTGCGGCTACAACACTGTTAGTCAGCTCTGTAGCGATTGGGGTTCACTTGTTGATGAGGAGGCTATTGAGCCGCTAAAAGAGTGCTGTGGATTAAAGGGGCAGGCGGCAAAAGCAATGCTATCAACAGTAGACGACATTGAAATTCCTTGGGAAGCAGCCGTGGAGGTGTTCAATAAACATACAGTTCCAAGGTTTTACTTGATGATGCTTCGCACTTACCCGCAGTCCGAGTACTTGCATCCTGACGCCGCTTCCGCGCTCTTGAGCTTGATCTTTAACCGTGGAGGTTCACTCAACGGCGAACGTCGAATTGAGATGTCAGATATCAAGGCATGTTTGATTAACAAACAGTATTCTGATATACCTGAGCTACTTCGGAAGATGAAACGCCTGTGGCCCAATACGGCTGGACTACGGAAGCGCAGAGACGCAGAAGCCGAACTATTTGAACAAGCGTATGCCTAAGTCGATGAAATCCCTACTGATGATCCTTGGTGGCCCTATGGGCGACAAAGGCCGCTCCTGCCCTGAATGTGACTCTCCAATGGAAGCTGACGGCACCTGTTCCGAGTGCGGGTACGGCGAAGAGGAAGAGTATGAGGAGGAAGGCGAAGACGAGGAAGAAAATGGCCACATGGAGCGCATGGTCGAGATCCGCGACGATCTTCAGCGTCTTGTAGACAAGCTCAGTAAACTTATTTCCTAATGCCGCAAGAACTTCAAGCAGAGGGTGACGACATGTTTACTGGCTTTGCCAGTAGGCTTGACCCTGCCAACTTGAAGCCCGGCATGTTACAGGCCAGCTTTAACGCTCGCTTGCAGCGCGGCATTGCCCAGCCTCGCAAAGGAACCAAGCGGCTCACTGACAATGATCTTATTTCCCTGACAATGGTTGGGTCAGGGCTGTACGTTGACGAGGCAGGGCATGACAACATCGTGCTGGTATTCACCGACAGGTTGTACCTGTACAAGCCAGCTCAAGGCTTAGATCATGAAGATTTAAGCCAAGCATATTTATTCCCTGCTGGCAGAACGATTGCCGTTGGTGGCATCTGTGACGTAGTCACGGCGCTTAACAAGGTCTACATCTTTCGCGGCAAGTACGATAAGACAACATTCACGGCCAGCGCGTCAAATCCAAGCATTCCTGCCGGAAACACAGGGATAATCACGATTACAACTGCTGGCAATCACGGGTATTCCAACAACGACGAGGTTACTATTGGACGTACGGTTGGCAGCGATGGGCCGGGGCAGGCTGTGACTGGCAGTTATGTTATCACGGTTACTGGGCCAACCACGTTTACTTTTGAGTACACTAACAACACAGGTTCAACTTATGCGGCTCAACCCAACCAATCGGGCTGGACCGCTCGCCGTGGATTGCCGCCGTTAATATGGCAAGACGGACAGTCTACACTTACGTTTGCACAGCAGAAGTTTGTTATTGATGGGAGTACCGTGACGGGCATTACCCAGTCCGTGCCATGCGCTGACTTTGGGCTGTACTTCCAGAACAGGCTCGTACTCAAGTACGGTGACTATCAAGTGCTGGTGAGTGACATCCTGAGTGAGCAGTGCGACACGACGCTCAACAACTTTATCATCAACACTGGCGTAAACGATTC